TATGCTTGAACTTACATCAGCAACAAAACCAATTGAATCTGTGTCTGCATTACCTAATTTTATGGAACCACTTAATTCAAAATCTCCTGCTACTTTTAAGCTTTCAGAAACTATTAATGAAGAAGATATCAGAATATTAGATCCTGAATCTGGTTTAATTGTATTTACGAATAATGTACTCATTTTTTATTGTCTTATGTTAATAACTATAACTTGTTCCTGTTCCACTAGTGGAAGGTGTAGTAGTTCCTGTAGAAACTGTAGTTGTTTCTGTTGTAGAAGGAACTGTTGTTGAAGGAGAAGTTGTTGTTTGTATTATTTGTTTTCCTTGTTTATTTTTATTGATTTTTGTAAAATGTTTATTAGAACCAAATTTAAGTGTTTGTTTTAAATATATTCTTTTAAAAGGTAATGTATTATCTGCAAAATATGTTCCATCTGGCATTATACGATAACTTCCTATATAATATTTTTTATTATCAAGTACAAATTCATTACCTGATGTTGTTAATCCTGTTTGGATCATTCCTGGAAAATCACTTCTAAAAGTATCTCCTGCTGGAGTAAGTATATTTAAAGGTTTATAAGCAGCACACCAATAATCCATTCTTATTTCTGCATTCCATTTTGTGCAATTACCATTTTGATTAAAATAACAATTAGAACAAAGTTGTTCTTGAGAGATAGGTTTACCATAAGCAGAAGGTAAATTATTAGAAATAGATTCATTATTATCTGTATATTTTCTATTTCCATTTCTTAAAATTAATATGTTTCCTTCTACAAATTGTGTAGGTTTGAGGGAAGGAGTAGTTCCTATTACATATATTTTAGGTGAATTAGTTATTACATGATAAGGACCCACATAAGCTTCTCCATTTGTTTGTATTAATATACTTCCGTTAGTATTTAAAGTTGGACTATTATATGAAGATATCCCTGAATTTAAATAAGAATTATCAGTATGTGTAGTAGTTTGATTAGTATTAATAAAAGTACCATTTGTAACATATTGACATGTTCCATTTTCTGTAGTTGCTAAAGGATTGTAATTTAAAGCTGTAGGGTCTGTACATCCTGCTATTGTGCAAGAACCATCATCTATATTTGCTGCTGAATTATAATTCGAAGAATTTGGGTTTGTACATCCATAAATAGGTAATATACAACTTCCATTATCAACATTTGCATTAGGATCATAATTAAAAGCAGTTGGGTTTGTGCATCCTAATCTTACAGTAAAATTATCTCCATCTTTAATTCGTAAAATTCTTCCATAACCAATTCTTATACTACCTGTTGTGGTGCTTGCTTGGCTTCCTGTAGTTATTCTTATAGGTCCTTCAACATATTGTGGAGGATTATTTGTAGTAGCATTATCTCCTATAGCACTATAACCGGGGGTTTCTACATCATATAAAGAAGAAGAAATATCTGTTGGATCAGATGAAGCTACTCCATAAACATAACTATTTAAGTTTACTGATGTTTGTACATTTAATCCTGCTGTATAAGCTGCACTAGCTGACAGTAAAAAAACTGATCCAGAAACTAGTACTGCTGATGAAGTAGGAGTTCTTTCTGAAGAACTTACGGGTATAGATGAAGTTACTTGAAAGTTTGTATAAGATAAAAATAAAGAAGGACTTATACTACTAGAAAGAGGGTTATATATAGACATTTTTTATCGAATTATCCTGTAAATACCATTAAATATTTTGATCCTGAAGCTGATCCCCCACCACTACCTGATAACCATAAAGTTCCTGTTGTTGAAGGTTCTGTGGTTGGTAATCCTACAAATGAAGAGCTTCCAAAAGCACTTATAAAACCACTTGCACTTATAGTTCCAGAAGATGTTATGTTACCTACGCTTAAAGAACTTAAAGTACCTACTGATGTTATATTTGTTTGAGTAGCTGTTTTTAAAGTACCTGTTAGAGTAGTTGATTGTACTCTTCCAAAAGAACCAGTTGCATTTGTAGATACTATACCCCCTGTAAATGAACCTGTTCCACTTGAACTAATATCTCCTGAAGCTGTTATGGTGCCTAAAATATTTGCACTTCCTGTATTTTCAGTATTTAACATTAAGGGACTGTCTATTAAATCAACATAATTTCCCCCTGTAGGTATATCTCCTGTTTCAAAGTATCCTTTTAATGTTGTTCTTGTTTGTTTTGCCATTTTATTATCCTATTTGTTGGTGTCCTATTTTATCATAACCAATACCACTTCCACTATCTCCTACTTTATTTATTGGTTGTCTTGCTCTATCGTGTTCTATTAGATCTTCGGCTATTACTTCTGTGATATTAGTAAGAATAGATTTTGAAAATTGTTTTGTTGGGTGTTTGTTTATAAAAGCATTCATGGCTTCTGGGATTATATATCCTTGCAATTTTAACCCAAAATCTGTTTTTACTACCCTATTATTTCCTTGTGATAATTCTACTCTATTACTAAAAGTATCAATTCTTGCATTAAATTTAAATCTTTCAAAATCACCCCAATATGAATCTGATGAATAGTTTATAGCTTCAACCATTTTATTCATATCTGCTACAAATGAAGTCCATATAGTAAAACTATAATTTAAAGTTACATAATCAGGTACTACTACAGCATGTAATTCTCTTTGTGGTGTTCTACCTTGTAATACTGAAAAATTATCATATTGATTTCTTTTTGTATATTTTTTTTGAAAAGTATATTGTAGTTGGGGATTATTAGCATCCATTTTATTACCTAAATCCCTTCTTTTTTCAACACTGTCTCTCTTAAACATAATAAGAGGGGTTTGAATTTTTCCCTCTTTATCTCTATAATATCCATCTCGTTGAACTGATTTCCATCTTTCAGGAGATCCATAAACTAAAGGTACTTCTACTCTTTGCCCATTTTTTATAATAGAAGGTTGAATAACTTTATCAAAATAATATGCTATAGCCTCATCATGATCTTGTAAACCTATATTTACATCTTTTGTTGTATCATCATCTCTACGAGTAACATTAGATCTATTTACTTTATCTTTTAATAGTCTTGGGGTTTTTCTATCTTCAACTAATCCTTTAATAGGAAATTCATTTATTTCTAATGTAGAAGATTCTCTAGCTAAACTAGAACCTTTTTCTGATTTTTCAGATAATGATTCTTGATCATACTGAGGAGCTGATAAGTTTTTTCTTAACAGTTCATTTTGTCTATTAGGTATAGGTCTTTTAAAATCTGTCATTATCCAAGTAAATTAGCTATTCCATCAGTTATTTTAGTTGTAGATGGGTATTTTCCACCCCTTAAAGGTATTAAATTTAATCTTTCTATTCCTGAAATATGAGTGTTTAATATAATTGAATGACTGTTACCAAAATCAGTTGTTCCTGTTGAAATAGCATAGTCTGGATCTTTACTTAGTATTAATTGATTTTCGATTTTACTATCAACTTCATAAAAATTATTCCTAAAAAGTAATATATCTCCCACTTCTGGTACTAAATTTATATCTTTTAATTCTTCTTTTAAAAACCTAAAATTAAGTGTTTGATTAAGGTCAGATCCAAAGTCATCAGACGACCATGTTTGGTCTTCTCTCTGCATTAAACACGCTATTCTTACGGGTTCATAGTATACTTTGCCCTGGGATTCACCATAAACATTAGATGTAGTTTTTTCAAGAGCAAATTTGTAATATCCAACTTCTGATTGAATAATATCATTAATAAGTTCTTTACTTACTGTGTTAAAAAGTGATATATCTCGTGATCCTCCAAATAAAGCCATTATATTCTTTTTAAGGTTTCTGGTTTAATTTTAAAAGATTTTACACCTGGTACTCTTAAATCATTCATACTTCTATTAGATGTTAAAATATCTTTTTTTAGTTTTTTTAAATCTTCTTTAGGATTTCCTCTTGATATAAATTTAATTGTAACTAAAGTATATTCAAAATTTTGTTTTTGAACATATTCAGGAGGAGTTATATTTCTTACAATAGTTACTTTTCTTATTGCTCTAATTTGATCTAATATATCTGTAATATTATATTCAGTGTCTGTTAGCATGTAAGCTTGTACTATGTAAGTATTTAATAGTTCGTTTAATATGTTTTTTAATTTTATCATTAACCTATATAAATTGGATATGGTACTTTATAAAAAGTTTCTTGTGTTTGTTGTGCTTCTTGATTTTGTCTTTCTAATTGTTTTAATCTAGTTGTAGATTCTAATAATTCTTTTAGTTCTGTTATTAATGCTGTTTTTTCAGTTATTGCTTCACTTAATAACCTAGCATAATCTAAAGTAGTAGTATCTCCTGGTATTGGTAAAGCTTGATATTTACCTCTTATACTACCTAACATTTCTTTAGCTAATGCTAAACAATATCTTCTAATCCATTGTTTACCAGGCTCATTTATAAAAGCATAAGTAGGATTAGTATAAGGTACATTTGATATATCCGTTATTAAATTTGTTGCATCATTTTTTACTGGAGCATTAGCTACAGATTTTAATTGGTATTCATACCATAAAGTATAATCACTTGTAGGGATAGGAAATAATTTTAAATACCTATTGTTGCTTATTTCAAAATGATATGCTGATTTTCTAATAGCATCATTTAATTCAATTGCTTGAATTTTTAAAGCATCAAAAAACATAGGCATTAACATAAAGTTTACACCTGGTGAATAATTACCAAATCCAAAAGTTTGCATTAGGGATTGAATACCTGTACCTGTACCTGCATATGGGTCAAAATATCTATTTATAGCTGCTGGTTGATAATGCATTATTTTTTTAATATAAACTGCTTCTGAACCACTTAAAGAAGAACTAACAGCTGATAATAAATCATATTGTTGGATTCCTTTTTTTACTAATAAAGAACCTGATTCTTTTTTATAATCTCCTCCACCACCATAAGTTTCATTACCATATTGGTCCGATATATTAACTGTACCCCCTAAATTAGGAGAAATTAATTGGTTATTAAAATTAGATCCTGTTGTTGTTCCTTCTAATGTATGAAAATTATTTATTATTTGAAAATTGTATAATTGAGCTCCATATTCATTTATAGCTTCTTCAAAACAAGTATAAAAATTTACATCTTGTAGTTCAATATCTACAAGAGGGTATCCTAAACGTTTAGCACACCAATTTGAAATATTATCAGCATCCGTAATAAATTCAGTGTCTGAATCATATAATGCAAAAGGTGTCGGATTAGATACTGTTGCAAATGATGATGAGCCCGGCCATATAGGTATTTTTGCCATTTTAAATAGAATTAGGTTGTTCTATTATAAATATGAAAAAGGTATGGAGAATTTACATTCCGTTCAATAACTCGAATACTTCGTCTATTGCTATATGACGATGGTTATCTAATAATACTCTTTTATAAACATATTGGGAATTATTGATTTTAGGTAAGTCAACTATTGCAGAATAATTTTTATCTTTTAAGTCAATTTGTTGGTTGTCTCCACAAAATATCATTGTTGAATTTTTTCCTAATCTACCTAAAGCCATTCTAAATTGTGAACGAGTTAAATTTTGAAATT